AATAACATCAATTCGGCGTTTATCAAAAATCTCATCCTTACTATCCATATTTTTCTTATATTCCTTCATTAGCGTATTTAATTGAGTTTCGCTATATTCTTGATTTTCTAAATCACTTGGATTTGGTGAAAATGGACACCAGCAACCTACTTGACCAATATAAATATCAAATTTATTATCAATTTTTTTAAGAAACTCACATCTATTTTTAGCTTCATCAATGGTATCAAATACACCTCTTACCTTAATTCCACGAATACTTGTAGTAAAATTATTCTCACGATGGAATTCAGCTTCAATCTCACTTGATTTCGTTGATTTAAAGAATTTATATTGTTCATTCATTTCATTACTATCAAAAATATATGAATGATTATCGCGAATACCATTAAGCATATCTTTGTCATCCGGATATTTATTCACGAGGTTAGCAAAAAGAATACTCATATCCTTGGTGAAATTATCCATAAATCTCGAAAAATAATATGCTTCTTTATTTTTAAGAACTTCTTCGGGACTTAAAAAAGATAGGAGACAATAATTTTGATTACGAATTGGTTTATCCTCGTCGAGATAATCAACTTCTTTTGTAGTTACAAGTGTTTCCTCGGTCATTTCCTATTAATTAATAAATAATAAAAATCTTATATCTATTTTTATTTTCTTCATAATTATTAATAAGAATTAATGAAAGAAGCGACGTATTCTTTTGATGTTTGGGCAGCCATTATATTATTATTAAAATATCTCATAGAGGCGACGGCGGTTGCTATAATCGCGTATGTTTTACCTAAAAATAAATTAGCTGGAAGCGAAGTCGCTGTTATTGCTTTAACTGCTGCCGCCGTTTTCTCAGTATTTGATTTAATATCTCCTTCAATTTCTTCTGGTGCTCGTCAAGGTATTGGCCTTGGTGCTGGTTTTAGAATGGTTGGTTTCCCTGCTTAATTATAAAGATGGAATTACCTTATAATTAAGCTCTTCACATATTTTCTTCCATATTTGGTCTTGCGCATAGAGTTTTTCGCGACTTTTGAGAAGTTGAAAGAATTTTAGATATTCATTTAATTCTAATATTTGAAAGAATTTATATAAGACATAACTATAAGATAAGAAGTTCTTACGTTCTTTTGGACAATGTTTTAAAAATGGCGCTTGAATATCCCTAAACATATTACATAATTTTTCTTCTAATTCCGGTGAAAATTGTGGCGTAGGTATTCCATTAATCCTATTAATTATATAATTAATATGTTCATAATATTTATTAATCCTTAATCTCTTCAATATTTCCCTCATTTTATTATAAGAAATATTCTTCGTATCATTTATTTTTTCCTTTTTAATTTCATTTAAAATTCTCTCAAAAACCTCATTAGGAATATCTGTGCTTTCTTTCCCCTGAACCTGATTACACCATTCCCTAAAATGATTTATTCTCTTATAACTAAAATGAGAAGTATCTTTCGTATTTTGTTTTAATATTGGTCTATTCTGTTCTATTAATAAAGGTTCTTGAAATCCACATATCTCACATATCATAATCGCATCTTGTTGAATACATGTTAAGGGATTAGAACAATTTCTACAAATATCCTTACTTTCATATTCATCAATTTTCTTAATATGATTGTTATTCGTAATAGTTAAATATTCATCCACTAATGAACTTTTTTCAATAATCTTATCGTCATCTTCTTCTATTGTTTGCGACGATGGATTAAATAAATCTATAATAGACTTATTTTTATATTTATAAGTCTTTATATTTGATTGTTTTTCAATCATATCATAATAATTGAATAAGATATAACTGGTTTTCTCATAATATTCAATCTCATTATTATTATTCAAATTCTTTATATTTTCTTTGAGTTTTATTATTTCCTCCTTAATTTTTATATTACTGCTCCACATATCATTATAATAATTGTCAAATTCACTTATCTCATTTGATTTATTATATTGAATAATTTGTTTATTAATATTATTGTGAATTTCCTCTAATTCCTTAATTCTCCTTAAATTTTTTTTCTCCTCTTCCATTTTAATAGAATAATCATTCATAACTTTATTGTGCATCGCATCTAACGTTGATAAATCTTTATTATAATGAACTCTTTTCTTAGATGTTTTATCTTTAAACATATATCTAATAATAAATGTTAATAAATATGTTTATATAGTTGAATAAGATTTCTTTTTTTTCTCCTATTATAGTATAAAGAATATAGCATAAATGGGTGGTGGTCTTCTTCAACTTGTCGCTTATGGAGCTCAAGATGTTTATTTAACTGGTAATCCACAAATTACCTTTTTTAAAGTTGTATATAAACGCCATACGAATTTCGCTATGGAAGCAATTCAACAAACTTTCTCTGGTGCCGTTGGATTTGGAAATACCGTCTATTGTCAAATCTCTCGCAACGGTGATTTAATTCATCGCGCCTATCTTCAAGTTCAACTTCCCCCGCTTACTAATACTGATAAATATGTTAATTATATTGGTCTTCGTCTATTAAAATCTGTTTCTATTGAAATTGGCGGACAACAAATTGATAAACATTATGCTGATTGGTTATATATATGGAACGAACTTTCCCTTCCTATCGGTAAGCGTTCCGCATGGGAATTCATGGTAGGTGCTGATGGTGATGTAACTAAATATGGCGCTACTTTATATATTCCATTCGAATTCTGGTTCTGTCGCAATATTGGCCTCGCCCTTCCCTTAATCGCTCTCCAATATCACGAAGTTAAGATTAAGATTGAATTTGAGAATGTTAATAATTGTATATATAAACTCGCCACTACTAATACAACAACTGCTGATGGTTCTTATGCTCTTTCAAATGTTAATTTATGGGTTGATTACATCTTTTTAGATACTGATGAACGCCGAAAATTCGCTCAATTAACTCATGAATATCTTATTGAACAACTTCAATTTACCGGAGGCGAATCGATTTCTGCTGGTGCTCCCACTCGTGTTAAATTAAATTTCAATCACCCTTGTAAAGAATTAGTATGGGTTGGAAAATATTCAACTAATAATAATGTTAATATGTGGTATAATTATACTGTCAAAGGTGATAAATCATTCCCTCTTGGTGATGGTGTATTTGGCGGAACAGCACAAGCATATGATTCAAAAATTCAAGAATTTACTAATGATGGTACTACAAATAGTACTTTCTTAACTAAAATTATTTATAATGTAGAACCTGGATTTAATAATAATGCTGTAAATCCCTTCTCTAAATGTCTTCTTCAATTAAATGGAAATGACCGTTTTGCGGAACGTGATGGTTCTTATTTCAATTATGTTCAACCTTATCAACATCATACAAATATCCCTGCTAATTGCGGTATCAATGTTTATTCATTTGCTCTAAAACCAGAAGATCATCAACCTTCTGGAACTCTCAATATGTCTCGAATTGATACTGCTGTTTTATCAGTTACTAATAGTTCAACGGCAAGTGGTTCAATATATATATACGCTGTTAATTATAATGTTCTTCGTATTCTTTCAGGTATGGGTGGTCTCGCCTATTCCAATTAATTTAATTAATTCTTTTTTTTCTCCTATTATAGTATAAAGAATATAGCATAAATGGGTGGTGGTCTTCTTCAACTTGTCGCTTATGGAGCTCAAGATGTTTATTTAACTGGTAATCCACAAATTACTTTCTTCAAGTCTGTTTATAAACGCCATACAAATTTCTCAATAGAGGCAATAGAACAAACTTTTAACGGAACTCCTGATTTTAATTCTCGTGTTACTTGTCAAATATCTCGTAATGGTGATTTAATTAATCGTGTTTATTTACAATTAAGATTAACAGGAACTGATAATTATTGTAAATATTTTGGATTACGCATTCTTAACTATGTAGAATTAGAGATTGGTGGTCAGCGTATAGATCGTCATTATGCTCATTGGTTATATATATGGAACGAATTAACTCTTCCGGTCAGCAAGCGAGATGGATGGAATGATATGGTTGGTGCTTATGGTGGAACTATTGGAACTAATATAAATTCTACCCTTTATGTTCCTCTTGAATTCTGGTTCTGTCGCAATATTGGCCTTGCCCTTCCTTTAATCGCTCTCCAATATCATGAAGTCAAGATTAATATTAATTTTGAAAGTGAAACTAAATGTAAAGTAAATACGGGTGGAAATAAACCATCTTTCACCGCTTCTTTATGGGTAGATTACATCTTTTTAGATACTGATGAACGCCGAAAATTCGCCCAATTAACTCATGAATATCTTATAGAACAACTCCAATTCACCGGTGAGGAAAGTGTTTCATCAACTAATCCCAAAGTTAAATTAAACTTCAATCACCCTTGTAAAGAATTAGTATGGTTCTTATCAAACAGTTCTAATAACAATAACAATTGGTTTAATTATACTACTAATATTAATACTATTCAAACAGCTACTAATTCAACCGATGCTTTAAAAACTCAACTTAGTTATAATGGATTAACCGGAAATGGTGCTGAGCATCTTTTCCCTTCTAATCCTGTAACTTCTGCTAAATTATTATTAAATGGTAATGACCGTTTTGCTACTCGTGATGGTATGTATTTTAACATGGTTCAACCTTATCAACATCATGAGAATATTCCTTCAAATGCTGGTATCAACGTTTATTCATTTGCCCTAAAACCCGAAGAACATCAACCTTCTGGAACTCTCAATATGTCTCGTATTGATACCGCTATCCTCCAATTAAGTGTATTTGATGGAGCTAAATATACGAATACTTATACTTCAAGTAATTCAACTCTTTATGTATATGCTACTAATTATAATGTTCTTCGTATTCTTTCAGGTATGGGTGGTCTCGCCTATTCCAATTAATTTAATTAATTCTTTTTTTTCTCCTATTATAGTATAAAGAATATAGCATAAATGGGTGGTGGTCTTCTTCAACTTGTCGCTTATGGAGCTCAAGATGTTTATTTAACTGGTAATCCACAAATTACTTTTTTTAAGGTAACTTATAAACGCCATAGTAATTTCGCTATTGAAGCAATAGAACAAACTTT